GGCGACATGACGTCGCCTCTCAGTCTCGATCACGCTTCATTCTGACCCTGTGATCACATCTTCATGAGGTATCCATGGAAGCTCGAACTCGGAGTAGAGTCCTGATGATAACACCAGGAACTATCACCTACCCCGGAATGTCTGGTTCCCCCGTTGGGGGATCTGGAGCATTCAAGCAAGAGCTTCTCACCACGTATGACTACTGGAAGAAGAAGAAGAGGAAATTCGACCTTACTGGGTTCGGATTTCCACCCTCCGACTTCGAAAGTACCCGCGTGGAAAAGGCATGGACGCCTCTTAATGGCGCAGCTAACGACTCATTCTTCGGCTTTCATAATATGCCGCAAGACTGGGTTAGTGGCTACGACGGTGGTCATGCTTCTGCCCCTTACGGTAAGGATTTAGGCAATGATGCCTATGTCCTTCGCCTTTTGGCTCGGACAAATCCGATGCGACCGGTATATTCTATACCGGTCGCAATCCGTGAGATGGTGGAGCTGACCCTTCTGTTCCAGCTACATGCGAAGTCGTTCTTGAAGTTCGTAGGAGGCGCCTACCTAAACTATCGTTTTGGTTGGACTGCCTTCTATAAGGACATCTTGACTTTGGCTAAGCTAGTAGATTCTATTAACTCCCGTGTTAAGGAGCTTAATAGTCTGGTACAGCATGGAGGCCTTAGACGGAACATACCGTTAGACTCTTTTGGGGTATCCACATCTGGAGAACATTACATTTTCTCCAGTTGGGGTACTTTCCTCGAAGGTCATTGGGAATGGTCCACAGATTGGAAAATCTGGGGATCCGTTCGCTGGTATCCTACTGATTATCAGTTGATACCAACGGAGCCTGCCGACACATGGTTGCTTGCCGTAAGGCAAAGCTTGGATTTGGAATCTATCGATTCCAAGACTCTTTGGGATTTACTCCCTTGGAGTTGGTTGGTTGATTACTTTACCAACATTGGCGACAAACTTGCCGCCACTGAAGGTCAGGCTCTCATCCGTCCTTCCGACGTGTGTATTATGAGGCAGACTAGAACCGTTCTACGGTCTACCCGGCGCTATACGGGGACTCTCCGAGATAACATCAAGGGAGGCAACTGTCGTGTTACTACGACGACTAAGAGTCGTAAAGTAATCACGTCCCCGCCTGGCGACATGAAGATATCCTGGGATCTTTTATCGATCTCAGAATCCAAAGTTGTTCTTGCACTGTTGGCCAGATTGGCCTAGCAGAAATACCCACTAAGAGGTATTGCAAGAGCTTCACGGAATTCGCATGGTTGTGATGCCTTGCGACTTCCTCAACTCCGTGTGTGTGTGAGGTGACAATGCTGTCAAACACTATCTCCGTCACGATCGCTGGTGTTGGTCATACTTTGACCAAGATCCAGGAGTCGAACTACAGTTCTGTCTTTCGTAAGAAAGCAGCAGGTCTGCAGATCGATCTGAACGTTCGTCATTCCCTTGAAGGAAAGGCGAGCGATCAGAATCGCATGGAGCGCCACAATGCGGAACTGATTTACACAGAATTCGACGTCGACGGGAAACCGACGACGCATACGAGCTATGTGGTGATCAGGATTCCGCAGGCACTCGGTGCAACCCCAGGTGTGGATTTGAGTGCAGCTCTTTATGCTGCTCTCACGGCGTCAACGAACGCCCTCCTCACTTCGATCGCGAGCTGGGAATCCTAGTAGGTTAAGCGAAAGCCGAACCGCCTAGGCTCCTATCTTCAAACTTAGGCTTTAACCCCTTAGTTTGATCTGAGGTAATGCTTACTACAGCTAGGATGCAACATCAATCCCTTTAAAAAGGAATGAACGATGCAGAATAGCCTAGTACTTCACCTCCGGGGATACGTGACTGCTATGTCGAAGGACATAGCCTTCGCGTACCGACAGGATCGTGAGAGGAAGCGAGACGAGTCTCGCCTTCTCCATGAACTGGAAGCCAATGGGCCAAGAGTCTTGACCATTGACTTGCCAGCCCTATCCAAGCATCTTGACAAGTGCTTGGCTGAGGGTCTGTACACTCCGTCTAAACTTCCTTATGGGAGAGTTGGTCGGAGGATAAAGGTCCCCGTATTTCTACGGGATCTTTATCTACAGATCTTCTCAGAAACGGGCGAACTCTTGGAAGAGCCTTCCATAAATGCGGTTGCTGCCTTGCGGCAGCTCCTGCTGGGATGTAAGAAGATCAAACTTCCTTGTCCCATGAAAGGTATTATCGATGAGGTCAACTCGTTCGATAAAGTTGAGCTGGGTATTCGTCGTGCTTCTCTTGATTGGATGCACGATGAATTCGACGCGGCAGGAGTTGATGGACTGCACTTTGCAGACCTTCTTCCCCCCCACGCCGATCCCATCCATGACGTGGGAGCAAGATCTCGTATCTTGTCTCAGGTCGCGGACAGAATCTCAGCCTCATTCGGCGACCTCTCCTTAGAGGAGCCGGATGATCTTCCAAGACACGGACCTGGTGTAGTTTCGGACCTGCCAAAAGGTGTAAGTAAGTATACTTTCATCGATTGGCCGGCGAAACTGGACCGCGTCTTTCCATACGATCGGTATGGGTGCACAGACTTAGGTGCATCCAAACTTACCGATGGTGAGTTGCCGTATCGGAACCGTGAGGTCCCGAGTCGGTTGATCGTTGTTCCCAAGGATATGACTAAGCCGCGGCTTATCGCCGCAGAACCTAGTCAGCATCAGTGGATTCAACAGCTGGTGTGGACCCAGCTAGAGCGTCGTTTGCAAAAGACTGTTTTGAAGCATTCTGTTTCCTTTCGGAATCAGGGCCAGAATCAGTCTAGAGCACTCGAAGGTAGTAAGACCGGTCGTTTCGCAACGATCGATCTCTCTGCTGCCTCTGATCGCCTGTCTTGTGCAGTGGTAGAGCGCTTCTTTCGAAGCAATCTATCCGTCCTCGAGAGGCTTCATGCCTGTCGAACAAGATGGCTCAGTTGCGAAATTCCAGGGGTTCCAAGTTTCTACTTGGCCCTTAAGAAGTTCGCACCTATGGGATCGGCTGTTACATTCCCTGTACAGTCGATCGTTTATGCGGGCATTGCCATCTCTTCAGTCCTCTTACATAGAGGTTGGAAGGTGACTTCTGCCAACATAACAAAGGCCGCTAAGTCGGTCACTGTCTTTGGGGACGATATTATCGTTCCCACGGACGTCTGTCGGACTACGATCGAACTCCTAACTGAGTTAGGGTTGAAGGTTAACACCTCAAAAACTTACCTAAAAGGGAATTTTAGGGAGTCTTGTGGTGTTGAGGCCTTTCTGGGGTCAGATGTGACCCCAGCTCGTGTCTTAATACCTTCCGATCGTGCCTCACCTGGTACTCTCTCATCCCTGCTCCAGTCGTCTAATAACTTCTGGAGTAAGGGATGGTGGAATACAGCCAAATGGCTGGAATCCACATACGAGAGATTCTCGGGAATGATCCCGATCGTCTCCAGAGAGTCTCCATACCTAGGTAAGATCTCTTTCTGTGGATCGTCCAACGACCATCTCAAGTCGAGGTGGTCGAAGGATCTTCACAGACAGGAGGTTAGAGTACTGATTGCGAAATCAAGCAATCAGCTGCTCGATACCGAAGGTAGTTACCGACTCTTTCAGTACTTTACTGAAAGACCTGCTCCCGATCTAGTTAATTGGGAATCAGGGACCGTTGGTAAGAAGGTCTCAGACATGAGACCGGGGTGGGTACCCGCAAGTAACTTCTTTGATCC